GCCGTTGAGGTTAGCTTGTCCGCCGTGGCGACCTCGCCGCTTGTCCATTGATACCCTGGGGTGATTGTTACAGTTGCCATAATGTTTATGCTGCGTTGCGCGTCTCTGTCTGAGCCATGGTTTGCACCGTGGCCTCGATGGAGACGTTGCGGATTTCCGGCCGGTTGGCCGTGGTGAGAAATTCTAGTTCGGCGTAGTGCGCTTTCTGCCTGATCGGTTGCTTCAGAGTATAGTCTTCGGCCAGCCCCGAGGTGTTGGTTTGCCCTGGCACCAGCGTGATCTCGGCATTTGGGTTGACCATGTAGGCTTTCACGGTGATGGAGCCGGTATCTGGTAAGACCACATCGGCCATCGACCGGACGAACCGCTTGGTGTGCATGCTGCCGAAGCCATACCGGCGCGTGCGGATGCGGCCCGGCACCGGAGTTTCCAATCCCGCTCCCACGCTGCCGTCCAGCGGATCGTCACCCGCCTCAAGTTCGTCCAACAGCAGCAGCTTACCGGCGCGGTTGACGGCAAAGATGCGGCGACGGGCCTCGTAGCCGCTGACAATCAGATTGTCCAGCGAGGCGCCGTAAACATCCCGCGTCTCCCACTGCTGGTTTAGTGCCGAGTAAATGAGCAGCGTGTTGTTGCCATCTGCCACTTGCCCTTCTGCCAAGGCGCCGTCAATGGGCACCGAGAGATAGTAGCGGTTGTCGAAGTAAAGTCCGACCGCCCGATCCGCCAATTCGTAGTTGAGTTTGGCGAACTGGTCGGCAATCGGGTCCGAGAGCGGCAGCGTGTTTCCTTGCAGCTTGAGATCTAGCTGGGTGTCGAGGCGGTGCGCGCCATTGTCTGCCAAAAAGTAGACGAAGTTGCCCGCCGTCTGGATCGTCCGGCGGCCCACGCATCCGACCTCCTGCGTCAGCAGTGTTAGGCGACTTACTGGCGTGTCGATCTCAAACGAGCTGCCGTCCGTCGACGCGAACTGGTTGACCTCGGCCAGCCAGATTGAGTGCCGCATAAAGATCAAGACCGCGCCTTCCCGCCACGGGTGGATCGCTACGATGTAATCGTTCGATCCTTGGTTAGCGCGGAAGGACTGCCAAAATGGGTCGTAGGTGTTGGCATCAAGATAGTCCGACACTGCCACTTGGTCGCGGCCGTCCGGCAGCCACATCCTGTTATTGATGTAGGCGCCGAAGCCCACCGAGCGCATGGTGCGGTAGGTCGGGCCGACCGCAGGGATGCCGCCCAGCGTTTTGGCGAAGCTGCTGGCCGCGCCATCCCACACCAGCGGCGGCTTGACCCGGCGCAGCTTGCTGCCCGACGTGCCGGTGCCGACTGTTCCAGCGGGCACCGTGATCGTGAAGCTGTTGGTTGTAGCCGTCACCACCTCGTATTCCGCGCCGTCAAACGCGGCGACACTGTTGCCGGAAATCCGCACCCGCATGCCCGCGCTGTAACCGTGCATCGCGCTGGTCACGGTGGCCGTGGCGCCGACCACTGAAATATCGGCCGTAATCGCCTTCTCCTCGAAGCCCTGCTCTCCGACCCACGCCTCGCGCAGCAGGTAAAGTTTGTCCAGTGCCTGGATCATGCTCACCGTGTCGTTCTCGCTGATCGTCTCGCCGCTTGGATAGCTTAGCGTTGGCGGAAAGTTATTTGTCAGGATCGGGTTGCCGAGGTTGTCGTTGATGAGATTGCCTGCCTCGTCCCGCAAATACAGGTCGTAGGGGTCTTGGTAGACATAAGCCTCGCTCGCCCCAGCAAGCACGATGCACTCGCCGCCATTGTCCGGCGACGGTGAGCGGTAGGCCGCACCGGCAAAGATGCCGCCATCGTAGCTGTCGCGGATGACCGGCTCGTTCGGCGCTGGCGACAAGACAAACGGCACCGTCACCGGCGTGCCGCTGGACAGAATGTCATCGGCCAGCCGCTTGAATCCCTTCCGCGTCTTGGCCACGCCACGGTCCAGGCGCATATTCACAGAGTCCTGCAACATGCCAGCGGGCAACGCCACCGGGTTCAGCCGGCTGGCAAAGCCGACGAAACCTGCGTCTCCGTCACGCGCTGTTGGGCTTTCGAGGGACATTAATTAGCAATCTTGCGCGTCAGCCCACTCTGGCTGCGTTTTTGCGTGCAGATACGCCTGCTTCCAAGGGTTCTCGCCGGTCATGTCGTAGGAGGTTGTGTAGTTGCGCTCCTTAAACCAGATCTGCTCGCTGGCGTTTGCGTAGCTGCGGACAAAGAAGTCCGCGTTAGTTTTGGTCAGTTGAACTCCCTCGACGCGGTGGTAGGCGTCTGGAACCTCAAGACCCCATTGAGTTGTTGCTGTTTTTTGTAGTGCCATATTTTTCTCCTTGTTTACTCTCGATTTAGAACGACGGCATAATAAGTGCGGTTGCCGACCGTGATGCTGCCGGATGTGACATTGGCCGCGTAAATTGTGACGGTGTCGTTTGCGCTGACGCGGCCCGTGATGATGACTCCGGCCACATCTGCGCCATTCCAGCCGATGGCCACGACATCACCGATTAATGCGCCGGTCGCCGTGATGGTGTCGGTGGCCACCGTTCCTGCGCTGATGGAACCAAAGTTGATTGCCTTGCTGACGCGGAGGCGGGCGGCTGGAACAGAATAGTTTGTAGATCCAGCGATGCGCGTTGAAACAGCCGTTTCGACCAATGCTCCTAACGTGTTTGATCCGGTGGTTCCGCTGGTAAAGTCAACGTGTCCACCGCGCAGCGTATTTACGCCCCGTGATCCATTGTTGAAAGCCCTTGCGCTTTCGGCGTGAATGTAGCCGTTGTCTCGGCTGCTAAATCCGTCGTCGTCGTTGTAGCGGGCATCACCGTGTTCTGAAACAACCATTGACTGAAAGGAGGAAAAATAACCGCTGCCGCCGTTGCCACTCGCCGCTGACTGGCTTGCGGCCACAACGCTGTTTCCTGCGCTGGCAACTCCTTGTGCGCCATTGCCAGTTGCCTGTGCGCGAACCAGTTGAAACGTAGAGCCATTGAGCGCATAGAATCCATTTGTCCCGTTGCTGGATGCAGCAACGCTTGTTGCGCTGATGACCCCTGCGTAAATGGCATATATTCCGTTTCCGCTAAAGCTGCTGATACCAAAGTCGCCAGAAAGGTTCACTGAAGCGCCGTATTCTAAATAGACGCCAGCGTTGCTGCTGGTTGCTTGACCGACAGACCAGCTTCCAACAATGACCAGATTTTTGAATCCATTGGTATTGCCGCTATCTGCCCCCATTTGACAGGTGATATAGAGGCCAATGCTGTCGGCTCCGGTGTAGAGCAGCACCGTGTTCATTTTGACAATGCGAACGCCGCCGGTCGGGCAGGAAATGGTCGCGCCACTCAACGACGCCAGAAACGCCGTGTTTTTGATTGTGATGTTGTTTCCCGAAACTCCAGTGACTTTCCAGATGCCGCCAAAAGGGCCGGTATGGTCGCCTGCCAAAATGCCAGCAGATGTGTTTGGCCGAAGCAGAATGTAATCATTGGCCGCGACAGCCGAAGCGTCTGTCACAGCAATGGTCACATCGTGATCTTGCGACCCGTTGCTGGTGACTGTTCCAAGTGAACTGTAAGTAAGCACCGTTGCCGCCGCCCCTTGAACAACAAGCCGGTCGCCGTTTGTTACCTTGAACTCGGTGCGGGTGGAAAACGAAAAGACGCCAGCGGGAAAGTTGACTGTGAGCCGCGTGCAGAACAGATGCAGGCGATTCATCATCGCCATAATTGAGGTGGCCTGCGTTTGGTTGGCTATGGTGATCGTATAGGTTCCCGATGGGACGCACACATGCTTCCCTGTGTCGGCGGCAGCGACAAACGCAGCGATGTCGTTGGTCGCGCCGTCTCCAACAGCACCGTAATCCTTGACGCTGATTGACTCGTTGATCGTGTTGAGACCCTTGGCCAGCTCGGCCGCCGTGGCGCGTTTGGTGATGCCGCCTTGCTGGATGATAAGCTCGTCGGCGGCGTTGACGGTTGTGGCGTCGGTTAGTTGGGGAATTGTTTTGGCCATAGGATTAGAAGTTGGCAGTTAGCAGTTGGCAGTTGGCAGGTTAGTTGAGGGCGGCTTTGAGCCGGGTCTTAAAGCGGGCGGCGTCGCCGGGGGAGATGTCGGTTTTGCGGGTTGGGGCGACTTGTTGGTGGGTGAGGACGAGGTTCATCGGGATGTTCCACTTGCGCATCCGGGGGACGAGGTATTCTAGGGCGCTGTTCATGGCGGCTTCGCCGAGGGGGTCTTCGTAGGTGTTGCCTTCCCAGGCGACGCCGAGGCTCCAGCTATTCAGGTCGGGGCGGCCGTGCCAGTTGCTGCGGCCGGCGTGCCAGCAGCGGTCGGTGTCGCTTCCGAAGACGGTGCGGCGGCCGTCTCTGGCGATGAGGACGTGGTAGCTCACTTTAGCGGCGGGGTTGGTGATCCAGGCGCAGCTGCCGTGGTAGCTGCCGTCCGAGTGATGCAGGACGATGGCTTCCGGTTTGATGCGGTGGGCTTGTTTGTTCGGCGTGTTCAGCCGGCGCTCGTCGTAGGTCGTCAGCGGTGGCTCGACGGTGAAGCTCGTTGTGGATGCGGAGGGCAAATTCGGCGAGTCCGGCGCTGGGGTAGCGTCGGATTTCTTGCCAAAGATTCTCTTGAGCCAGGTCCACATGGGTTATTTCGCGTGACCCTTGGGCGGGGGATTGACGGTGACGGTGGCTTGTTGACGCACGAAGTCGTAGCCGACGGTGACGCAGCTCGTTGTCGCCAGAGCGACAACGCAGAGGGCTGAGACTTGAGTTAGAGACTTGAGTGAAGGGCAGCGGCGGGTCCGGAGGCCCCGCCCTACCTTGTTACTCAGGTTTCGCGCTTCAGGTTTCATCCTTTGTTTTACAGGCGTGCGGTGCCGTCTTTTGCTACCACTAATCCCCAGGCAGCCATGAGGCTGGCGGCGATGAGGCCGATGTCGGGGATGGTGCCGGTGGCGAGGAATTCTTTGGCGCCGGTCGCCAGGGCGATGAGGGCGGTCAAGATTCCGATGGTCGTTGTTTTCCAGTTGCGCATATTATTTGTCTTTCTGTTGCTTTTTGCGGAGGTCGTGGAGGACCGAAATTAGGGTGACGACGCCGACGGCGAGGCCGACACATAGGCCGGCGACTCGCAGGGTTGTCTCAAGGTGGGGCAGCATGCTGAAGACGCTTGAACCAATGCTGGTCACGGTGCCGATCACGCCCTTCTCGGTCGTTGTGAAATGGTGATGGAAGTGCGTGATACTCATAAGTCTCTTAGTCTTTTGGTCTTTTCAGCTCTTAGTCTCTGCTCACTTCCGGTAGGCGATGACGGACCCGGCGTGGAGTTTGATGGCGGTGAAGATGCCGTCGATCGTGGTGCCGGATGGGATGGCGGTGGCGCTGCCACTTGTTACGTTGGCGATGCCGGTGCTGTTGCCGGTGAGGACTTCGAATTTGGTGGCGTTGTCCAGGCTGTCGATGCTGACGAATTCGCCGGTCACTTGGGTCGTGTTGGCGATGAGGACGCTGCCGTTCTGGCGGTTGGTTGTTCTTACGTTAGGGTGCATGATTTTTAGGAGTGTGAAGGTGTGAAGGTGGGAAGGTGTGAAAGTTGGCAGTGGGCAGTAGTCAGTCGTCAGTAATGTCCGATCCGGGCGGACCAGGCTTGGGGTTGGTTTTGTTGGAAGTAGAATTTGTCGCGCTCGGTCACTAGTTCGTTCATGGCTTTTTCTTCCATGAGGGTTGATTTCGTGAGCTGGCCGTCTTCTTCGAGGAGGCTGGCGGTGAGGTAGTAGCCGACGGCTTTGCTTAGGACGGCGGGGACCGTCGCCGAGAGATTTGATGTGGTGTAGGTGTCGGGGCGGAGGCGGTATCTCACCCAGGCGGTGGTGGGGATTTCCGCGTCGTCGGGGAAGCGGATGCTGTCGCCGAGGAGGCTGTATTGGAGTTC